AGTACACAAATTGCAATTAATGAATTTTTATCTTTAGGTGTAAGTAATATGTTTATTGGTAAAGTAATCAAATATAGATTACGACCTGATTTAGAAGGTGAGGCGAAAATTGATTTAAGTAATACGATTAAAGATTTTGTAACACAAGATTTAGAAGATGTTAATGAAGTATATGAGGCACCAAACACTGTATTTGGATATGACTTATCGATAGGTACTGAACAAAGGGCGTTATACTATTTTGAAGACAATTTATTTATATCGGGTGGTACGGTAGGATTTTTAAATACTGATATTACTGATCCTGATGATGTACCATTAAATATTGGTGATTCTATTTATATTCAACAATATGAAGATGTTTGGAATTATTATGATAACTTCTTTAGTACTGGTAATGTAGGTTTTACCTCGACAACCCAAACACATAATTTTAGAACTGGTACCACAGTAAATGTTACAGGACAAGTAACAAATCCTTCATATAATGGATTTAAGACAGTCACATCAGTACCTGATAGTTATTCATTAGTAACTGATCAACCTTGGATTGTTGGTACACCTGTAGAGGGTGGAACAATAACTGGTATGGCGAGACCTGAATATAATGGTAACGCAACTGTATTAGATATTTATTATGAACCATTATTAAGTGGAGTGGTAGTTGCAACAAACAAAATATGGACTGATGGTACAAGTCCTATTGGTGGATATATACGATCTCTAAATAGAGAAGAAAAATCAATTTATGATATAGAAAGAATTAACAATAAAAAGGCGTATAGCGCCAGATTTACTAATTTAGAATATAGTGTTGATGCGTTTAATGAGTATGTAGTAAAACCAATAGTAATACCTACTAACCCACCATCTGATAATAACATATCAACAATATTAAGAGGTACTTATAAACATAGAATAGAACAATCAACTAAGAGTTGGTTATTGGTACATAAAGAAGAAGTAGATCCACAATACGATGGAGAACCATTCTTCGACTTTTATGACTCAAGTGGTACCTTACTATTAAAATGTAAATTGAGTGGTTCTACGTCAATGTATGACTATCATTATCCAGTAGGAATCGATCAATTATTAAACTCAACAAGTTTAGTTACTATTTCTGGTACACCATTATCAGGAATAACTTCTGATATTTCATATTATAGAACTTATTTAGGGGATCCTGTAAATTCACTTATTACGAATACGATATTCTTTGAATTAAATGATGATTGTTCTAAATACGATATCTACCATTTAATGTGGAAAGATAAGTTAGGTAGTTGGTTATCATATCCATTTATTTATTTATCTAAACATTCTACAGAGGTAGAGAGAAAAACCTATTATCAGACAGAGGGTAATTGGGATAATGATACATTTGGTTATGATTCTTATGGTAGAGGAGAAAAGAATTATTTCAGTAGAAGTAGAGATAAGATAACACTTAACAGTGGATGGTTAGAAGACGAAGAAGTATTCTTAATGAAAGATTTAATGAAATCATCATCAGTATATGTACAGACACCTGATAACGATTTAATTGCGTGTATGATTGAAGAGAATACGATACAACTTAAAAATTCATTAAATGATCAGATATTCAATTATACCTTTAATATTAGATTGAGTGGAAACGATATTAGATTATAAACAAAATAAAGAAAAGACTATTTAATAATAAATAATTATGTCGGAGAAAGAATTTTTTGAAAAAATCAGTTTAGATGAGAATGGTAATGTTAATATTGTCATTGTACCTAAAGTTACACCAACAGAAAAGGGTGTTAATAGATATAATACATTTAAAAAAATAGAATTAACACCTGAAGGTTATCTGAAGGTATATGAAGGATAAAATTAAATAAAACATTTTAAAATGAGTAATAACGTAAATAATCAATATGACTTCTTTAAGTTAGTAAATTTAGATAACGATGGTAATCTAGGAGTAAACGTCATTGGTGGAGGATCAGGAGACAACTACTATACAACGTCTGGTTCATATAATGCAGGAACAGAAGAATTAGAGTTTGTAGGTAATAATGTGTTAACAACATTTAATGTAGATGTATCTGCGTTAGTTGGTTCTGATATTAACTATTATGTTACTGGTGGTACTTATAATTCAGGTACTGAGGAAATAGATTTTGTTGGTAATAACCCATTAACTACTTTTTCTGTAGATGTATCTTCGTTAGTCGATACTGATACCAATTATTATGTTAGTGGAGGTACTTATAACTCAGGAACAGAAGAATTAGAGTTTGTAGGTAATGATGTATCAACAACATTTAATGTAGACGTATCAGGTATTTTAACTAACCTACCATATGATACATCTTTTGCGTTATCTGATGAAACAACACAAATTGTTACAGGTACTAGTGTTACAACAATATACGCACCTAGAGGGTTTAATCTAACAAATGTTAAAGCGTCTTTGACAACATCAGGATCATCTATATCTGAATTTGATATTAAGGTAAATGGTGTTAGTATTTTAAGTACAAACATTACAATCGACTCAAACGAAAACTCTTCTTCAACTGCGTTAGTCCCACCAGTTATTAGTTCATCTAGTGTTAGTGATAACGATAGAATTACTGTAGATATAGTACAGGCGGGAACTGGTGCGACAGGTGCGAAGATTTATTTAATTGGAGAAACAGTATAATTATGAGAAAAGTTGCGGAAAAAATAGTAGTAAGAGAAGAAATTAAATCTGACGTTATGTTAGATATAGAAGGTAATCCAACTGATATATCATACGAATATAAAGAATATGATATTTTAGATAAAGATGATAACCTTATAGAAACTAGTTGGACTACAGATTTAAATGCGAATTCAGAAGATATTAGAAAAAGTTTAGGAATTAAGTTTGGAATTTCTACTTGGATTACAAACGATTAAAAAAATTTAAAGAATATGCCATATATAATTAACCCCTGGAGATATATAAGTGAAAATGGTTGTCCAATACCATTAAATTTGTTAGTAAGTAACGAAACAGTATTTACTGCGGATTTAAGTTGGGGAGTTATTAAAGCCACTGGTGGTCAAGTCAGTATTATTAATGATGGTGGTACTTTTTACGCAGTCCATACATTTAACTTATCAGGAACTTTTGAGGTTTTAACAGATGTTGATGTAGAATACTTAGTTGTTGCCGGTGGAGGTGGCGGTGGTGCACCGTCTACTAACTCAGGAACAGGAGGCGGTGGTGCAGGTGGTTTATTAACAAATGTAGGTACATCAACATTATCTTTAACCGCAGATACATATACAATAACAGTTGGTGATGGAGGACTTCAGAATACAAATGGAGATGATTCATCATTAGATACTCTTTTTACTGCCACAGGTGGTGGTAGAGGTGGATATGGAACTTCTACAGGAACAAGAACTGGCGGAAACGGTGGTTCTGGTGGTGGAGGTGCAGGAACTTTCTCATCAACAAATTATTTAGGTGGTACAGGAATTTTAGGACAAGGATTTGATGGTGGTACCGCACAAAGTTCTACTAGTAGTGCAGACGCACAAGTCGGTGGTGGAGGCGGTGGTGCCTCAGAAGTCGGAGGAGACGGTAGTGGTGCACCATCAACAGGTATCGCAGGTGATGGTGGAGATGGATTAGAAATAAATATTAATGGTACACCTACTTATTACGCTGGTGGCGGTGGAGGAGGTAAAAGAACTTCTTCTGGTGGTTCCGCAGGTACTGGTGGTTTAGGTGGCGGTGGTAATGGTGGTGCAAACACTGTTAGTGGTGACAATGGTACTCCTAACACTGGTGGTGGTGGCGGAGGATGTGGTCCTAGCGCACTTATTGCAGGTAATGGTGGTTCAGGTATTGTTATTATACGATATGAAATTGATGAACCCGGAGATTATGAAGTAGAATGGTTTTTAAGTGGTTCAACTTCATCTGAAGGTACTGATACTGTTAATGACAGTACAACCTACACTATTACAGGTTTAACATCAAATACAAGTTACGAAACAAGAGTTAGAAAAGTATGTTCAGTAGGAGTTTATTCTGATTGGTCAGATAAAGTAGGATTTACAACTTTACCATTAACACCACCTATTAATCTATCTGCGTATACTAATACTACTAGTGTTGATTTAGATTGGGATGGTAATGGTTATGTTGGTGAAGAATATGGTTTAGAATGGGGATTAAATGGTTATGTAAGTCCAATAGGAACTGCAACAACTTCAAATGAATACTATACAGTTACAGGTTTAACTAGTGGTAATACATATGAGTTTAAAGTTAAAACTCTATTAGGTAGTGAAGAATCTATTAATACAACAGTTACCGCAACAACACAATTTACGCCTCATATTATAATTAATGATAATTTTCAAGATCCATCATATGTAAGATTATTTGATTATAATACTGGTAGTGAATTGACATTTGGTAAATGGCCTTTAACTGCATTAGATAATAGAGTTTCTTCAGGTGCGGGACATAGAACATTAGATGGAAATTATTATCTTATACAAAAAGCGGGTTATGTTGGTGGTGTTAGATATAATTCATTATATTCTTCTATTGGTGATAGAATTTTTGATTGGATTTTACCAGATGGTATTATTCAGAATTATCAAATACTTCAAGGGGCGATGAATGATAATGAAGAAGTTTATTCACCTAGTAATTTAGGGCAATCAGTTGCTAAGTTTGTTGATGGTAGTAAAGATTGGGAAACTTTAATATTTAGTTCTGGTTACGATCCTATCAACACCGCATTATCAATGGATCATAGTAAAGTGGTTTATACATACGCACAAACTAAAGTAAGTGGACCGTTTGAATGGGGTGTATTAAGTGCGGAGACAGGTAGTGAATTATTAACAGTAACAGGACATTCATATGGTACTATTGCAATTATGGTAGATAGTAATGATAGAGTTATAACCGCAGGTGATTGGGGTTATTCTTCCCAACCTGTATATGATAGATCACCAGTACAAGTTTGGAATATGACTACAGGTTCTTTAATACAAAATATAACAACAGGTAGAACAAGTACTTTAGTTGCGGTAGATACAAACGATAATATCATATACGATGATTATCCTGGTAGTGGTTATAATGTTGATATAGTAAAGGTTAATTCATCTGGAGTTGAACAATGGAGAAAAACAGTTAATCAAGATTTTGCGAATCTTAATCAATTGACGGTAGGTCCTGATGATAGTGTTGTTTACATTTATAAACAATATACTCCTTCTTTTGATCCTAGAAAAGTAGTTATTAAAAAATGGGATTCTTCTGGAACGTTATTATTTACTGTTGTAACTAATATTTTACAAGCTCCTAGCTCAGGCGATGCAAATCAATTCAGACATCCATATATAACACCATTACCAATAAGTAGATATTTTTAAAATTAAATTATGAAAAGTAGAGTGATAACACATTATGATATAAATCAAACTCTTTTAACTAGAATAGATGAAGAGGGAGAAGAGGTTTTTTATAAGAATGTAAAGGCGATGTGTAACGATGAATTTCTTTTTGATGATGAATACATATTGGATGACATCAACAGAGAACACACCTCAGAGGATGTGGCGAAACAAAAAAGAGTTTTATTAGGTAAGACTATCTTTAACAATTATTAATCTCTTAGAATTAAGATAATGAAAAAGTCCTTATGGGACTTTTTTTATTTTTAAAAACATATGTTGATTAAATATATTTTACAATAAATGATCTATGAATAAATACCAAATTATTGTAAACGATACAATATTAGATACGTTTGAAGATTTAGATATCTCTCTAAATTACGCAATTACAGATATTACTGATGTAACTAAGAGGAAAACTAAGTTCAGTAAGACTATTGAATTACCAGGTACTCCCGCCAACAATTTGTTTTTTAAACAGATATATGATGTGAATATCGATAATATCAGTTTTAATCCAAATATTAAACAACCTGCGTCAATTAGTATTGGTGATAATGAAGTATTAACTGGTGATTTACAACTATTGAATATTATAATCAATAATAAGGATGTTGTTTATGAAATAGTTATTGCGGGTAAATTGAAAACGATTCTAACAGAGGTTAAAGATTATTATTTAACTGATTTAGATTTTTCAGAATACGATCACATTCGAAGTAGAGAAACAATTATTAACAGTTGGGATCATATCATTACACGAAATGGAACAGATACTTTAGTAGATAAGGGACAAGGATACGTATACCCTTATATTGTTAACGGTAATAGTACAGATATTTATCAAAATTGGTATGTTTATGATTCATTTCCTGCGATATATGTAAAAGAATATATAGATAAAATATTTGAATTTGCGGGATTTACATATACATCAAACTTTTTTAATAGTGATTATTTCAAATCATTAATATTACCTTATACATCTGAATCAATTCAACTTACTGCCGAAGAGTTAAACGATCTATCGGTAATTGTGGGTGTTGATAGTACTAAACCTGAGACATCTTCAGGTACACCACCAGAAGGTGCAACACCGGGTTATGTAGATATGTTTAACGATTATGTGATTAAATATGAGGATCCGTGGTATTATACAGATGTTTATTATAACCCTTATTTAAACAGAGAAGATGGTTCGGTTGGAGATGTTATTTTTAGAAATGGTGATGATATCTTTGAAGATAACATTTATTTTATAGATGGTGATATAAATCCTTTATTTATTAACGAAACCAATTTCTATGATATATCATTTAAAGGTAAACTAGTACCAAAATGGTTTTCAGATGGTGGCGAAGATGTTAAGTGGAAGGGAGACGGATTTGTTGAATATATTTATTATTTATATAAGAGATCACCTGATGGGACTATAACATTATTAGATCAATCAGGAATACCACCATTTGTTGATGGAGAATATGGAACACAATTCTATACACCATCAAATACAGGTTTTAACGCATCTCCTTGGTATGATACACAGGCCTTGTTAAATATTAATTTAAGTGCGAATAATGTCTGGATTGAAGAAACGAGTATAGTTTGGGTTAGAGTCGGTGTTAGGTGGCCTAGTGATGTTAAATGGGATATTGATGGTGTTTTAGTTAATCAAAACCAAAAGATGAATTTAAGAATGACATTGGCGGAAAGTATTGATGGTGAACCAACAGTATATTCAGTTATTCCTTCATCTAATCAAAATTATTCTACCAATATACCAATTTCTATGAGACAAATTACTCATAGAATAAAGATGAAAGATTTCTTTTTAAATATTGTTAGAATGTTTAACCTAATTATTCAAGATAATCCCGATAAAACACAGGATCTTATTATTGAACCTACTGATGATTTCTTTAGTTCCAAAGAAAAAGTATTGGATTGGACAAATAAATTGGATAACGATAGTGATATTACCATTACTCCGATGTCTGAGTTAGATTTCTATAGTTATAAATTTACATATAAAGAAGATACTGATGTATATAATGAATCATATACATTTGATTATAGTGAAATATTTGGTGAACGAGAAATTACAATAGATAATGACTTTTCACAGAAAGAAGAAAAGTTAGAATTATTATTTTCACCAACACCATTATCATCATATAACATTAATGATAGGGTTGCCCCATTCTTTGTAGATATTGATAATAATGAGATGAAAAGTAAGTCTGTTAACTATAGAATTTTATTCTATGGGGGTACAATAGACTGTGATACTTGGTATTTAAAGGATTATCCGACATCAGATCCTACATTAATATCAAATCTATCTAAATATCCATATTGTGGTATGTTCAATCATCCATATATTGGTACAGAAGACTTATCATTCGGTCCTGTTAAAACATTTTATTATGATACAGGTATTGGAGGGGTATTTAATTCTGTTAACGCAATACCAAATTCAAATCTCTATAATAAGTTTCATCAAAATACCTTTAGAACACTAATTGATAAGAACTCTAGATTATTTAAAGGATACTTTCATCTAACACCTAAAGATATTGCAACATTTGACTTTAGAGATGTTGTATTTTTAAATGGTAGTTATTGGAGGGTGAACGAAATTAAAGACTTTAATCCTACGAATAGTGATTCATTGACTGAGGTTATACTATATAAAGAGATTAACCAAATATTCTTTGATTTGGATACATTAGATGTACCTGATAGTAATGTAAATTGTCCAGATGACTTAATATCGGTGGTTAATTCACCAAATTCAAGAGAAGGAAATTATGTTACCTCCCGTAGTGGGATAAGAATTAGTGATGATTGTTGTAGAAGTTTAGGGTTAATTCCAAATAATGGTAATTGTTTATATCCAAAAATTAATCCTGGTAGTGTTTTAACAATAGAAGATCAATTATATTCACCTGATAGTGAACAAATATTACCAGTACAACAGAGTTATGGACCTAAATCATTACAAAAGAATAATAACACTCTTAACACTATAGACGTAAAGGTGTTAGGTAGATCTAATTATATTCCTAAAAACAGTTCTAACTCACTGATTATTGGTGATAATAACTCTTTAATACGTAATACTAAAAATACATTAGTTATTGGTAATAATATTACTCCATTAGTTGAGAATTCTCTATATATAGGAAATGTTTATATTGATGAGAATGGTGAAATTAATAATAACAAACTATATATTGTTGATAGTGGACAAGATACTGTGATTAATTTAGATAAAACGAATTTTATAGATATAATTGATGGTGGTGAGAACTCTGTTAGAAATCTTGGTGGTGATTCTAAGACTAGACCGATAATAATGAATTCAGATAACACATCAACTCAAATATAAAAACAGATAAGTAAAAATAATATTTTAAAATAAAAGATATGTCAGATAAAGTAGAATATTCAAGACTTTTATTAAAACGTTCAACACAAACAGGCGTTGAACCAACGGTAACGAGTGCAACAACATTAAATCAATTAACATCAACTGATTTATTGGACGGTGAAATGTTTTTAAATACTACAGATAAAAGGGCGTTTGTTCGATTAGGTAACACAATTGAAGAATTTTCTTTTACTGTTACTGGTGGTACAACATATGAGTGGACAACATTAGATATCGGAGCGTGGGATATGGATAATATAGCCAATTTGAATGTACCTCACGGATTAAATTCTGTGGAGTTTTCCAGTATAGTAAACTTAGATTTTACGTTAGTAGATGATGGTGGAACGACTTTCTATAGTTCAAATCATCCAGATGTATATTCAACTTTTGATAGTACAAATATCACATTAAGAAGAACTAATGGAGGATTTTTTGATAGTGGTAATTTCTCATCAACAGGAAGTACTAGAGGTACTATATCCTTTTCATATAATCCAGTTTAATTAATTTAAAATTATGGCACAAACTGCACAGATAAACGTTAGTATCGATACTAAAAACGCAATTAAGAGTATTGGTGAACTAAATAATGAAATTGGTGATTCGATTGTAACCGTAAGAGACTTACAGATGGCAGTTGATGCCTTACAAGACGAATTGGAAACCACTGAGGTGGGTACCGAAAGATGGAAGGAATTAAAACAGGCCTATATCGATGCCAATACAGAATTAAAAAATTATGAACTATCAGTAGAATCATTAGATAACGAACAATTCGCTGGTGAATTGAAGTCTGTAGTAGGTGGATTAACCGATATGGCTGGCGGTTTGGCGTTGGTTGGTGTGTCAGGACAAAAAATGGAGGAACTCGTTCAAACGTTTGCACAAGTAGAAGGTGCAAGTCGACTTGTAACTGGTGCGATGGACACATTTACTTCGGGACAAAAATTGATGACTGCAATAACCACTAGAGCAGCAAAAGCGCAACAAGTATTATCCGCAGCAACACTAAAAGGTGGGATTAGTGCTAAGGCAGCATCAGTAGGGATGGCGATACTAAACTTTGTTATGAACCTCAATCCTGTTTTCTTGTTAATTACAGGTATTGCCGCATTGACTGCTGCATTGGCGTTCTTCGTACTTTCAAGTAATGATGCTGCGGAGGCAAATGAGAGACTTAATGCATCGATGGAAGCGCAGAACAAATTAACTGCGGTACAAAGAGATTTAAGAAAACAGAATCAACAACTAATAAATAATGATTTAAATAATCAAAAGAAAATATTAGAAGGGGAGAAAAAATTACTTGAAAGTAAAGAAAATTTAACACAGGCGGATAAAGATAGAATATCTGCGATAGAGGATGAAATAATTTCCTTAGATAAGTTGCAAGTAGTTGCAATTAAAGAAGAGGCGGTTAAACAAAATCAGGAGAATACACAATTGATTTTAAATCAATTCAACTATTTAAAGAATGCGATTGCGGCGACAGATTATGAGGATGGTGTAAATGACATTAACTATGATCAGGCGATTAGAAAAACTAATGAGTTACGAGATCAATTTGTTAATGCAGGTGTTGAATTAAGAAAAACTGAGGATGTGGAGGCGTACCAAAAAACTCTTAGTAGTTTAACAAACAGTGCGGCGATGTTATCCAAAGAATTCTCTATCTTAAATTTAGAATTAGGTGATGCGGAACAAGAAGAATGGAAGAATACAATAGAAGGTGCGGATAAGTTAGTTGATTCTTTAAAACAGGCGAATACTCTTGCAGGTGAATATATTACAACAATACAAGATGAAAAAACTACTGAGGTTTTACAAAGTCAGTTAGAAATAGAAAAAGAGGCGAATGAACAAAGAGATCGTGCGAGGAAGGCGTTAGAAAGACGAAAAGAACTTTTACAATCAATTGACGATTTAATTAGGAGAGAGAGAAACGCAATTAATGAGTTAGAACAAGTTAGGGCACAATCGATTGAGGATGAAACTGAAAGGAATTTAAAATTAAATGAATTACGATTTGGTGCGGAAAGAGATAAACTAATTGAAGGAGCAATTAAACGAGAAGAGGCAGCATTACAAGAAAAGTTTGTTAATGGTAGAATTAATGAAGAAGAATATAGAGAATCAATAAATGATTTATATGAAAATGGTGCTGACTACTTATTGGATGTTGAAAAAGAACTTTTAGAAGAAAAGAAAAAAGTATATAAAGAAGAGGAGGAGGAAATACTAAGATTACAACAAGTAAGAGTTCAACAGGCAAAAACTACTTCGAAACAGATTGATGTAATAAATCAAGATACTACAAATACTCTTTTAGAACAAGAAAAGGAAAGACGTATCTTTGAGGCGGAACAAACGATAAAGGACGAAAGAAAACTACAAGAAGAGTTACTTAAAATTAATAAAGAGTTTGCGGATAAAGAAATCAAACAGATTCAGGATACTTTACAAAGTGAGGTTGATTTAAGAACTGCACAGTACCAACAAGATTTGTTACAGAAGGATTTAACAACAGAAGAAAAAAGACTCATTGAGGAACAATATAATAATGATATTGTCAATTTAAACGCAGACGCACAAAGTCAAATTCAAGATGTAATTCGAAGTACAGTAGAGGCAGTTAGTCAAAGTACTTTAGTACTTACGGAACAACAACAACTAATATTTGATTCTGTTGTAAGTGGTATCCAACAAAGTTTAGATATAATGAATCAAATTTTTGATGAGGTTGCAGAAAGGGCGGCGTATCGTAGAGAAAATGAATATGAAAAAGATACTGAAACATTAAATCAACAACTCGCTAATAGAACTTTAAGTGAAGAGCAATATAATGCAAAACTCGCAGAGTTAGATCAAAAAAAGGCGGCAGAAGAATTAAAGGAAAAAAGAAGACAATTTAAATTAAATAAAGCCAATAATATTACTGAAGCAATTATTTCAACTGCACAGGCAGTACTTCAAGGATTGGCTGCAGCACCACCACCTGTAGGTCCAATTTTGGCGGGTATCAATGGTGCGTTAGGTGCAATTCAAATCGGAGTTATTTCTGCACAACAATTTAGAGCGGCAAGAGGAGGTATTGTACCGGGTGCACCATCTGAAGTTGATAGTGTATCATCATTACTCGCACCCGGAGAAATGGTTATTAACTCTAATTCATCTCAAATGTTCGCAGGTCTTTTAAGTGCAATCAATGAATCTGGCGGCGGAGTACCTTTAGTGCCATCTACATTAGATAAAGGAACATCTGGAGGTAATACTAATAAATATGAAGAAAATAATAAACAACAAACCATTAAGGCTTATGTTGTTGAAACTGAGATATCTGATAAACAAAAGAAAATTAGAAGGATAAAGGAAAATTCTGAATATTAATCTAAAAGTAAACTAAAATAAAAAAAAAATATTTAAAATAAAATTACTATGTCAGAAAACAAAGAAAAAAAGTTACCCTTAGTATATTTAGAAATTGACTTTGATGATATGCAAAGTGGTGTAGACGCAATATCTTTTGTAGATATGCCTGCCACAGAAGTAGAATGGAAAATGTTCTCTAAAGAATCAAAACAAATATTTGAAAAAAATGAGGTGGAAAGAATATTAACAGGACCTGTTATGTTGGCGGAAACCCCTATTATTCGTTTTTCTCCTTTTATTGGTGAGTATTTCATCAAATTCAGTGAAAAAACCATTTCTCAAATGATGAAAAAGTATTTCAAAGAGAATAAAATACATAAAGTGAACGAACACCACGATTCTAAAAGACAAGTTAAAGATGTTTATATGATTGAGTCGTTTATTGTAAACGAACGAACTAAAACGAATATCTTTGATGTTCCCAATGGGACTTGGATGGCGTCTTTCTTTGTTGAGGATGAGGATTATTGGAATAATACTGTGATGAGTGGTGAGTTCAAAGGTTTTAGTTTGGAAGGAATGTTCTCAGAAGTTTTTGAAGATGAATTAATCGAACAAGTATATTCTAAAATAGATAAAATGTTAGAACATCCTGATGAGGAATTTGTCTACGATGAAATAAAACGAATTTTAAATATTAAATAATATGAAAGAATATGTTTTAATGATTTTAAGTGTGTTATTCGTTTATTTTACACCTGTATTACCTCTTTTAATATTAGTATCTGTATTTATATTCTCTGATACATTATTAGGACTATATACTGCGAAGAAATTGAAAAAAGAGATTACTTCAAGAAAATTGGCGAGAATAATAACAAAATTAATAATTTACACATCTGCGATGTTACTAATATTTTTATTAGACAAGTTGGTTTTTGGAATGTTTATCGACACACCATTTATAATCACAAAATTAGGTGCGGGTGTATTATGTTTTATTGAGGTATTTTCAATGGATGAAAACATAAGAAAAATTAATAAAGATAGAGGATTGATACATTACATCACAAAATCTTTTGATTTCATTAAAAACATAAAAGATAAGTTCAATACTTCTGTAAACGGTTAAAAGTAAACAAATAAACAATAATAATATTTTATGTTAAATAATTAATAATATGAATAAGAAAATAGTAATAGAAAACATCAAAAAATTTTTCACATCAGAAGAAGAAAATGTGAATTTTGTAGATGTTAAAATCGAAGATGGTAAGATTATCAGAGTAAGTGATTTAAAAGAAGGATCTGAAATTAAAGAGGTAACTGAAGATGGTGTAATCGATCTAGAAGATGGAGAATATGTTTCTGTTGACGGTTTAGTTATTACAGTAAAAGACGGTCTTATTGAGTCTATTACTGAAAAAGAAATGGAAGATACCGAAGAATTAGTTGAAGAAGAGGTAGAAGTTGAAATGGAAGAGGAAAAAGAAGTAGTAGAAGTTGAAATGTCTAATGTAATGAGAACTGATGGTGTTGCCATTTATTATGAAGGAACAGAATTGGTTGAAGGAACTCCTTTATTCTTAGATGAAGAAATGACAGAACCTGCGCCAGACGGACCTCACGATTTAGAAGGTGGTACTTCAATCGTTATCGAAGACGGTAAATTGGTTTCTATTGAAGAAGTGGTAGAAGAAGAAGAACTCGGATATAAAGAAAAAGAAATGGAAGAGATTTTTAATTCTATCAAATCTATGAAAGAGGAATTAGAGAAATTAAAACAAGAAAATAATGAATTCAAATCTAAGTTTAATAAGTTCTTAGGAGAACCATCCGAAGAATCTACTGTTAAAGAAAAGATTTCGTTCAATAAAATTAGTAGAGAGGAAAAATTGAAATTCTTCTCTAAAAAATAATAATAATAATTAAAAAAATTTAAAATTATGAGTTTAAATGTAAGTGATTTAACAACTTATACAGACGAATTGAAAATGGAATTAATTCGTAAGTCAGTACTAGAGGGAAGAACAACTAGTTTGATTACAATTCAGCCTGATGTAAAGTCAAGTGCGTCGATAAATATTATCGATTCTGATTTGGTAATGCAAGCAGGAGCGTGTGGATGGAACGAAGATGGTTCTACAATCTTAACGCAAAGAGACCTTAGTGTATGTCCTTTGAAAATTAACGAATCTATTTGTTTAGATACATTAGAACAGTATTACACACAAAAAATGATGAATCCTGGTTCATATAACACAGAGATGCCATTCGAACAAATCTTCACAGAAGAAAAAGCATCTAAAGTAAATGCAACTATCGAAGACATCATCTGGAAAGGTGACACAGTAAGTGGGGTAGGTAACTTA